CAGGTACTTTTGAAAAGCAGCCAGACGGATCATTTAAGAGGGTTTCAAATCTTGATAAACTCAAAAGAAGATTAATGCAAAAGCATGGTGATAAATTAAAAAAGAAAATAAATGAGGGCATTTATGGTATAGAAGACTCACCAATGTCCGCAACAAATTCTGTAAAAGCTATGGAATCTAGAATGGCTAAAGAGAAATCTAAATCCGCCAGAATTATAAAAGCTATTTACAGGAAAAAAGGCATCAAAGAAACACTGTACGATTGGGAAAAATCAGAAAAAGGTGGTTCAAAAGAAGCTGATGCAAAAATTATCATTAAAGGTGGTAAAACTATGACTGGTCAAGAAAGAGATACGGTTGAAATCGACCCTGTACTCAAGACCAAATTGAACAGCCCGAATGGTAGACCCAATTAATAATAAATAGTAAATAGATTCTTTTAAGGAGTTAAAAATGTCCTCATGGGGAAATTACGATAATGCAGCAAATGCACCATACTGGGCTGTAAGCACAGTATCTACAGGTGTCAATAAAGCCGCTGCCGCTCCTACAGCGGCAAACGTTGCGTTACTTTACGGAAATACTACATCCGATGTTTATGTAACAAATGAAACTGTTGGCCTTTTCATGGCTGACAAGTTTGAAGTTCAAGCCGCCGATAGTTCTATCCCAGCAACCGGCTGGGTACTCAAAACAACGGGAAGTGGTGGGCGCGCAGGGCGTGTAACATGGGAAGTTCTGGCTTGTGTTGCAGAAGTTCAAAATGATACCTCTGCAACAGAAGATGCAACTCTTGTTGATACAACTCTGACCTTCCTAACTTCGCCAACAGCAGTTCAATATGTTGCAGGCGCAGGAAATAATGGATCGTTCACTGTTACAACAGATGTTGTTCCTCCAAATGCTTCTCTTGCATATCTGTGGCAATATTCGACAGATGGTACAACATATGCAACAGCAGCAAATGGTGTAACAGCAAATACAACATATGTTGGAAACACAACAGGTTCGCTAACAGTGTATGCAACAAACAAAGATGCAAATCTTTATTACTATCGCGTACAAGTTACTGCAAGCAACAACTTGGCAAATTCCAACACAGTTTACACCTCTTCAAATGCACGTATAACTCTACTTTAATATAATATAGGACCGCTCCTTCGGGAGCGGTTTTTTAATAATGTTTGAGGATTTGAACGAAGATAATTTTATACTATACGCAATGAAAGCGTACAATTCACCTCACTGTATCATGAGTGAATTTGAAGGAGATTTAAAGAGGACCAAGTATTTAAAAAGGCTCTTTAGAAGATATAAGATTACAAAAGTATTAAAAGAGAGATTGATTCTGAATCATTTAATACTACTTTACAATGTTTTTGGTGTCGAAGCAGCAACAAGAATTTTATTTTTCAGAGTAGATGAAATTGATTATGACATATTAAAAACATTTTTAATATATTTGAATTACATGCCTGAAAAAGTTAAAGGTATAAAAGGAAAAGACATTCACTCTTCTGATATATTAATTGACATGAATGTTGCAGAAGTTTTGAGGAAAATATGAAAACATTCAAACAATTCAATGAAGATGCAATGGCATCAGCAGGACCTACAAACGTAGTATCTACGGGTGCTATAGCCGGTTCTGGTGAAAAAGGTGGTGAACCTGGTGTGCATTTAAAAAGAAAAAGAGCAGTAATAATTCAACCAATGGCTAAGAGAAAGCCACCAAAAATAGCATAAAATGTGGATACTGCAATGGTTACCAAATTGGTTATTTTATGTGATACTTCTTTTAGGTTTGATAGCGTTTTTAGTAACCTATCTTCTTAAATTTATTCCAATTCCTGCATTATACATTTACAGAACACCTATACAAATTGTTTCGGTGATAATGATCGTGTTTGGTGTTTATATGGCCGGTTCAATAGCAAATAATGAATCATGGTTGGCGAAAGTGAAAGAAGTAGAAAAAAAACTAGCTGAAGCTGAAGCAAAAGGTGCGCAAGAAACTGTTAAAATTGTTGAAAAAGTTGTAGTGCAAAAACAAGTTATAAAAGAGAGAGGTCAAGACATAGTTAAGTATGTCGATAGAGAAGTTGTTAAATATGATAATAGATGTGAGATACCTCCACCTTTTGTAGAAGCGCATAATAAAGCAGCAGAAAAAATACAATGAAATATGTTGTACTTACTCTGTTAGTATTTGTTGCAGGATGTTCAACTCCTGTTCCAATTAAACCTAAGTTTCCAGAAGCACCAGCAATGCTAATGGAACCGTGTCTTGAATTAAAAAGATTAGAAAATGATGCAAAGTTAAGTGATGTGGCTAAAACAGTATCCGAAAATTATGCATTTTATCATGATTGCTCTCTGAAAAGTCGTGCGTGGGCTGAATGGTATAAAGTACAGAAAAAAATTTTTGAGGATGCAAAATGATAACACAAGAACAATTAAAACAATTACTACCAAAAAATCCTTACGTTTCGCATTGGCATAAAGCATTAGAACAATTATTTCCAGATTATGAAATTAATACGCCACAAAGAATGGCTGCATTCATAGCACAGTGTGCCCACGAATCTGGTGGCTTTATGGTTCTAACAGAAAATTTAAATTATCGTTGGCAATCACTTAGAAAAATATTTCCCAAGTATTTTCCTGATGATGCAATCGCACAAGATTATGCTTCACGCCCAAACAAACAAGAAGCAATAGCGAATAGGATTTATGCAAGTCGTATGGGTAACGGTCCGGAAGAATCAGGTGACGGATATCGTTATCGCGGAAGAGGATTGATACAACTGACAGGTAGAAGTAACTATACGTGGTTCGCTGCATCACTAGAAATAACTCCAGAAGAAGCATCAGAATATCTAACAACATTTGAAGGTGCAGCACAATCTGCTTGTTGGTTTTGGGAAAGCAATAAACTGAATCAATGGGCAGACAAAGGTGACATTCTTACACTAACAAAAAGAATCAATGGTGGGACGATAGGTTTAGATGATCGTATTAAACATTACGAACATGCTCTACACGTTCTGGGGGTATAAATGGTGAGCGATAGAAAACTTTTTCTTGGGCTTCTTGTTTTATTATTACTTCCTCTTACCCTAGCAGTATTTGGTGGAGATCGTTTCAGATATCCTTGCCAAGATCCTAAAAATTGGGACAAAGAAATGTGTAAGATGCCGCATTGTGATGTGACAAGAACATGCCCCGAACATATATTTAAAGGTCAACGTGATCCAAGATTAGGACCACCAGAGACAAGAAATCAACCAATGTCACAAACTGGGCAAACATGCCAAGCTTGCCCACCGCAAGGAGTGAATAATGCAAAATAATACGCCATTTGTATATACTGAAGATCAGTTGATGGCAAGATTGAAATTCTTTATTGGAGTTTGTCTTGCGCTAACACTCACAGGTATCGTATTCGTTGTATTGTATTCAATTATTTTTGTAACACAACCATTGAATGCAATGTCACCCATCGACCAGAAATTTTTCGAGTTGATTGTACCGATTGCAACATTCCTAACTGGTACGTTATCAGGTATTATGTTAGCAGGTCGACCAAAAGAAGAACAAGAGGCAATGCTTGCTGCACAGAAACAGGCTACTGAATCTTTCAAAACTACAATGGAAGAAACAAGAAAGCAAGCACCAGAACCGAGACCTGAAAAGAAAGAGCCAACATTAGGTTTACAATCTGCTGTACAACAACCTGCACCAGGTTTCGGAGGTAAACTTGCGCCTCCCCCTGCACCACAACCGGAGATTTAAAATGCCACCAATTGTAAGTATTTTTCAATCAAGCATAAACGATGATGGATTGAGTAGTAAAAGAATAGTTACATTTCTCGCTTTTATACTTTGCAGTGTCGCCTTTTTAGCGAATCTATTTTTTGGATTTAAAATAGATACACATCTTTTTGATGGTATGATGTATATCGCAATTGCAGGATTAGGTGTAACAGTAGCAGAAAGATTTGCACCTAAGACACCTACACCACAACCATTACTTAAATAAAGGGCTAAATATGAAACTAATCATAACAGCAGCAATCATAGGTTTAATTCCTCTGCTAAGTTATCATAATATTTCATTTGCCGCAGCAGAAGTGAAAAAAGTTTGTGTCGATAAAGTAACAAATGATGGCAAAAAAGTTTTAGATAAAGATGGTAAACCTGTTCAAGAATGTAAAGAAATCAAAGTGCACCAAAAACTAGAAGGCACAAAAGTTCCAGAGAAAAAATAATGGATGAAAAAGAGTCAGTACAAATGAAGGTAGATGTAGGTATACTTAAAACACAAGTAGCCTCACTGACTCAACTATGTGATAAAATGGACAAAGTAATAGAAAAACTTATGGACAATCAAGACAAAAATATCAATCAAATATATTCAGACATGGATAAAAGAAAAAATGATACGGTCATGGATATAAAAGAATTACATTCTAGAATAACAACAGTTGATAGAAACCTATCTGATAAAATAGAGTTGACTGAACGAAGAATTATGGAAGAATTCAAATCTTTACGTGAGCATATTGAAGAACATAATAAAAAGGAAGATGGTGAAATTAAAAAAATATTAGAATGGAAATGGATGGCAGCAGGAGGTATTGTTGCCTTGGCATGGTTGATTTCTAATGTAAATCTTGATATGATTAGCAGAATGTTCAAATAAAACTCTTACAACTTTGTTATGTCAATATACATTGATCGAAAATTCTTAAAACTCCTTTCACCAAAATTGAGTAGGTTCTCCGAGAAAAAAGAGGACCTGTACAATTTTAGGTGCCCCTTTTGCGGTGATTCCAAAAAGAATCAACTCAAGGCTAGAGGTTATGTTTACAGAAAGAAAAATGATTATTATTATAAATGCCAGAATTGTGGTGTCGGGCACACAATGTATAATCTTATCAATTTACTAGATGGTAATCTTGCAAAAGATTATGCATTGGAAAGATTCACAAATGGCGAGACAAAAAATCATAATTATCCCAAACCAGAAAAACCAGAAATAAAATTTGAAGCGCCAGTATTTACCAAAAAGAAAATGGTAATTAATCTTCCTAACATCAAAAATTTGTCAGAAGAGCATTTTGCAAGACAGTATTGCATAGGAAGAAAAATTCCACAGGATACATATGATAATCTATACTATGCTGAAGATTTTAAATCTTTCGTAAACGAAATCTTTCCTGATAATGAAAAGGATTTAAAAGACGATGATCCTAGACTTGTAATACCCTTTTATGATGAAGATGGTTCTCTTTTAGCGGTTCAAGGTAGAGCATTACGTGATTCAAAAATCAGATACATTACAATTAAATTTAATGAAGATTCTATAAAAGTATTTGGTTTAAACAAAGTAAACAAAAACGAAAAGGTCTATGTTACTGAGGGCCCTATTGACTCTTTATTTTTACCAAATGCTGTAGCAACTGCTGATGCAAATTTAACAAATTCATCGAAGTATATTCCTAAAGAAAATATAGTATTGATTTTTGATAATGAACCAAGAAATAAAGATATTTGTAAAATGATGGATAAAGCAATCGAAAATCATTTTTCAATATGTATTTGGCCAGAGATGATTGAAGAAAAAGATATAAATGAGATGATTTTAAGCGGATTTACACAAGAAGAATTAATTGATATAATTGACAAAAATACCTTTGTGAATTTAAGAGCGAAAATGGAGTATATACAATGGAAGAAAATTTAGTAAAGTTAATTAGTTACTCAAGAGGTGAAGATGGTAAAAATTTATTGGAACAAATTGCTTTTGTTGCAAGAGTCTCAAATCCATCTAATCAAAACAACGATGCAACAGCAGAAAAGTTAGTTCGTTATCTGATTAAAAATAATCACTGGTCTCCTCTTGAAATGGTTTCCGCTTGTCTTGAAATCAATACAACAAGAGATATTGCAAGACAAATCATCAGGCATCGTTCTTTCTCTTTTCAAGAGTTTAGTCAGCGATATGCGGTAGCTGATATGGGATTTAAACTAAAAGAAGCAAGATTGCAAGATACGAAAAATAGGCAAAACTCTGTAGAAATTGATTTCAATAACGACAAGGAAAGGCAGCTTGCTTATCAATGGGAGATGATGCAACAAAGAGTTCTTACGGAGGCAAAAAGTGCTTATGAATGGGCTATCGATAAAGGTATTGCAAAGGAGCAAGCAAGAGGTGTTCTACCTGAAATAACAGTATCTAGAATTTATATGGCAGGAACTATTAGGTCCTGGGTTCACTACATACAACTCCGCTCTGCAAACGGGACACAAAAAGAACATCGTGAAATAGCACTTGCTTGTGCAAATGCACTTGAGCCTATTTTCCCAATGATTAAGGAGTTTGTTAATGTATAATGATGTGGTTAAATTTATTGAAGCTTGTGAGCAAAAAAAGACACTTGAAAACGTGAATCTTTATTTGAAATTGATAACAGAAGAATATACTGAATTGATGAATTCTTCTCAAAGGACCGAAGAATTGGATGCATGTATGGATCTAATTTGGGTTGTATTAGGTTATTGTTACATGAGAGGTTATAATGTAGAAGGAGCGTGGAAAGAAGTTGCCGATTCAAATTTGTCTAAAATAGATCCTGTGACGGGCAAAGTTAAAAAACGTGATGATGGTAAAGTTTTGAAGCCAGAAGGATGGAAACCACCACAACTAGAATTGTTTGTATAAGGAAAAACCATGCAGTATTTGGGTATTAACATAGATTTAAGCAGGGATAGTTTATTCGACACTCTTGGAATAAAAAGATTGCAAGAATCCTATATGATGGAAAACGAAACATCACCACAACATAGGTTTGCGTATGTATCAAAAGCATTCTCTTCCTCGCCGGAACACGCTCAAAGGTTATATGAGTACAGCAGTCAGCATTGGCTCAGTTATTCTACTCCCATTTTGTCTTTTGGGCGTTCTCGTCGTGGCCTGCCTATTTCATGTTTTCTACCGTACTTACATGATAGTGCAGAAGGTTTGGTGGACTGTCTTTCAGAGGTAAACTGGCTATCAATGTTAGGAGGCGGAATTGGAATTGGTCTTGGAATACGTTCTGCTGATGACAAGTCTGTTGGCATTATGCCTCACCTTCGTACTTACGATGCCTCCTCGTTGGCATATCGTCAAGGTCGCACTCGCCGCGGTTCTTATGCTGCATATCTTAATGTTTCCCACCCTGATATTCATCTCTTCCTTGAAATGCGGAAACCAACAGGCGATCCTAATATGCGAGCATTAAATCTGCATCATGGTATTAATATCACTGATGATTTTATGCAGATTATTGAGAAGTGTATGCTAGATTCAAGTGCTGATGATTCTTGGAATCTAGTTGATCCAAATAATGGTGAAGTTAGAGACACAGTTTCAGCCAGAGAACTGTGGCAAAAAATTCTTGAAACGAGAATGCTCACCGGTGAACCTTACATTCACTTCATTGATACAAGCAATCGTCACTTGCCTTGGTATCAAAAAGAAAAGGGTCTATCGATTAAACAATCCAATCTTTGTAGTGAGATTGTATTGCCAACAGATAAAAATCGAACCGCAGTATGTTGTTTGTCCTCATTAAATCTGGAGTATTATGATGATTGGAAAGATAACGAACTTTTTCTTCGGGACGTGGCCGAGATGCTTGATAACGTTCTACAGTATTTCATTGATAATGCTCCTGATAGCATTTCACGAGCAAGATATTCTGCTTCTATGGAACGCTCTATTGGTATTGGTGCCCTCGGTTTTCATGCATATCTACAAAAGAAAAACATACCTTGGGAATCATCACTAGCAGTTGGTGTGAATAAAAAAATCTTTAATAATATAAGAGGTAAACTTGATGTTGCAAATAAACAATTGGGTACTGAACGAGGTGAAGCCCCTGATTGCGCTGGCTCTGGCAATCGTTTTGCCCATCTTATGGCTATTGCTCCCAATGCAAGTTCATCTATTATTATGGGTAATACCAGCCCTAGCGTTGAGCCTTATCGCGCTAATGCTTATCGTCAAGATACTTTATCGGGATCTTTCCTGAATAAGAATAAGTTTCTGGATAAAATTATCAAGGAGAAGGTTGATGAACAATCAGTGGACTACCAAGACATCTGGTCAAGTATTATTGCAAACGACGGATCAGTTCAGCACCTTAGCATACTATCTGACTGGGAAAAAGACGTATTCAAAACGTCTATGGAGATTGACCAGCGATGGATTGTGGAACACGCAAGTCACCGACAGAGTTTCATTGACCAAGCGCAATCCATTAACCTCTTTTTCAGACCAGATGTAGACATTAAATATCTCCATGCTGTACACTTTCAGGCATGGAAACAAGGGCTGAAGACTTTATATTATTGTCGTAGTGAGAAGTTAGCTAAGGCTGATAAAGTATCTAATAGAATTGAACGAAAGATTATTCAAGAAGTTGATTTGAAAGCATTAGCAGAAGGTGATAACTGTTTAGCTTGCGAAGGATAAAAAATGAAAAAAATCTATAGATTTACAGCTTCATGGTGTCAACCATGCAAAGCACTAGCCAAAAATTTAGAAGCAGCAAATTTAGAAATTCCAATCGAAGTTATCGACATTGATGTTTTTGAAGATGTTGCAGTAGAATATGGAATTCGATCTGTTCCTACTTTAGTTTTAAAGAATGAAGGAACACAAAAACGATTGATTGGTGTTCACACACCAGAACAAATAAGAGAGTGGGTAAATGGTTAAAAAGAAACTAAAACTAACAGATGAACGAAATTATTTTAAACCTTTCACATATCCTTGGGCATATGATTCATGGCTTAAACATGAACAAAGTCATTGGCTACACACTGAAGTTCCAATGATCGAAGATGTTAAAGATTGGAAAAACAAGTTGACACAAAATGAAAAAGAATTTCTTACGCATATTTTTAGATTTTTTACGCAGGGAGATATTGATGTTGCTGGCGGTTACGTCCGTAATTACTTACCTCATTTTCCTCAGCCTGAAATTCGTATGATGTTATCTGGTTTTGCTGCGCGAGAAGCTTTACATATTGCTGCATATAGTCATTTGATTGAAACTCTTGGGCTACCAGAAACTACATATAATCAATTCTTTGAATATCAAGAGATGCGTGATAAACATGATTACGTTTTGAATCAATCTAATAGCTTAGTGAACACATCATCTGTAGCAAAAAATATTGCATTATTCTCCGCTTTTACTGAAGGTATGCAATTGTTTAGTTCATTTATTATGCTGCTGAATTTTCCGCGTCAAGGAAAAATGAAAGGTATGGGTCAAATCGTAACTTGGTCGATTGTTGATGAAACTATGCATGCCGAGTCAATGATTAAATTGTTTAGAACCTACATAGAGGAAAATCGTGAAATTTGGAACGATACTCTCAAATCTGAAATCTACACTATTGCAACAAGAATGGTTGACCTCGAAGATCGTTTTATTGATTTATCATTCGGCATGGGCGATATGCATAATCTATCTTCTGATGACGTTAAAACCTATATTCGTTACATTACTGATCGTCGCCTTATTAGTCTTGGTCTCAAGGGCATAATGAAAGTGAAAAAGAATCCATTGCCTTGGGTCGAAGAAATGATTAATGCTCCGACACATACTAACTTCTTTGAAAATCGTGCTACTGATTATGCAAAGGGTGCATTGTCTGGAACATGGGACGAAGTTTGGGGGAAAGCCGCTTAATTTTGAAAGGAAAAAAATGAAGAAACTATTATTTTTATTGATTGCTACTTTTTCGTTGTCACTAAATGCGCAGATTATTACCGGCGCAGGAGCCACATTTCCTTATCCCATTTATGCAAAATGGGCTGAAGCTTACAAGAAAGAAACAGGCGTAGGTCTAAATTATCAGAGCATCGGCAGTTCAGGTGGCATTCGACAAATTAACTCCGGTACAGTTACATTTGGTGCATCAGATGCACCTGTAAAAGGAGATGAGTTGGAAAAGAGAGGCCAGGTACAATTTCCTGCAATCATTGGTGGCACAGTGCCAATCGTCAATTTAGATGGATTTAAACCTGGCGAATTGCAGATTACTGGTCAAGTCCTTGCAAGAGTCTTTATGGGTACAATTACTCGTTGGAACGATCCTCAACTTAGAGAATTAAACCCAGGAAAAAATCTTCCGAATTCTGCAATTACTGTAGTTCACCGAGCAGATGGATCGGGCACCACATTTAACTTCACCGACTACTTGACTGTTGTAAGTAAAGAATGGGAAGAAAAAGTTGGGCGTGGTGCTGCTGTAAAATGGCCAGGCGCAAGCTCAGTTGGTGGTAAAGGTAATGAAGGCGTTGCAGCAAATGTTGATAGAATTAAAGGTTCGATTGGTTATGTTGAATATGCATATGTTAAGAAAAACAACATGACATATATGAAATTGCAAAACAAAGATGGTGTTTTTGTAGATCCCGATGATACCGCATTTGCTGCCGCTGCTGCTGGTGCAGATTGGTTTAGTGTTCCAGGTATGGGACTAAGCATTGTTGAACAACCAGGAAAAAATACTTGGCCTATCAGCACAGCAAGTTTTATTATTATGTACAAGGAACCCAAAGACAAGAAGGCCAGTGATGATGTACTAAAATTCTTCGATTGGGCGTTTAAGAATGGCTCCAAAATGAGCGAAGAATTGGACTATGTTCACCTACCAGAGTCTCTGCAAAACGAAATTCGCAAACGTGTATGGTCGCAAATTAAAAATTGAGGTTGATTATGAGATACACATTAGAACCTATTTGGAAAAAATCAGTAACAGACATTCAAAACTGGTTTAAAGAAGATGGTGAAAGAAAACTTTGGTTTGAGCGAGAGTATGGTTGGCGCTGGGGTTCTGCATCATTTGAATCTGAAGAATTTCCTGATATCGATTTGAAAAATGAACATGGTTTTAATGTCACAGAAGATTTAGAATATCCAGATATGTATTCCGATGATGGCTGTTGGTCATTTAATAATTTTTGCGATGAATTGACCGAAGACGAAAAAGAGCAGCTTCAATATATGGATGATGAAGAGCTTGAAGAGAATGGATGGTCACTTCATTACATAGATACATATTATTCAGGACCTCTTAAACTAACAGATGAAAACGGTAACGAATGGAGAGGAGATTAAATGGAAAAAGTAGTAACGGCGGAATGTTCGGAATGTGAATCATCTTTTGAGTTAGTCTATGAAGAAGAACTAGTATCTGACGATACGCCAAGTTTTTGCCCATTCTGTGGCGAGAAAATCGAGGACATCCAAGAAGAATATATAGATCAGGATGACTTTGATGATGAGATAGAGGGATGGAAATAAATTGGATTTACGAAGATAAAGATTTTTCTGAAGAGCAGATAGAGGATAACTATGGCTTTGTATATGTAATTACAAATTTACAGACCGGTAAAAAATATATCGGGAAAAAGTTTTTTTACTCGTTAAAAACAAAAGTTATTAAAGGTAAGAAAAAAAGGCAAAAGTTACCTTCGGATTGGAAAACATATTTTGGTTCTAACACAGAACTACAAAATGATGTTAAACTACTTGGACAAAGTTTGTTCAGGAGAGAAATAATTTATCTCTGTAAAACAAAAGGCGAATGCGGTTATATGGAAGCAAAAGAACAGTTTCAAAGATGTGTTCTTGAATCGAACGAATACTACAATACTTGGATAATGGTGAGAGTTAGAAAGAATCACCTAAAAGGTAATAAATGACAGACTTAAAAAGGATTGATCCTAGTTTATATGATGGTGTTGATTTTTATCGTCAAGACAATCAATCAATTAACATTTCGGCATTTAAACTAATAAAAACAGGTAATAAAAAAGACGGCTCGCCAATGGGTGATTTGTATGATATTATTATATTTCCTGATGTAAACAAAAAACCTTCTTTGCCCGAAAGATTTCAAGCAATATTAACTTCACCTTTAGATTATGTGGAAAGAATGGTTGAAAGTGGTTTTCTTGGTGTTGTTGTGCGAGCAACAGACACCTCTGATGACTACATGAAAGAAGTTTTCGATGAAATTAATGAAAATATGATTACTTGTATTAAAAACTATGAGGAACGTGAAAATGTTAAATAAGTATGAACTTAAAGAAGTTTTGCAGAATTCGGTTGTTACTGTTGTTTTCACGAAGGTTGACGGAACAGAAAGAGTAATGAATTGTACGTTGCTCCCGGAATACATTCCACAAGTTGTTGCAGAAAAGCAACAACTTTTGACAGAAAGCTTGCCAAAAGCTGAAAATCCTAATACCATATCTGTATGGGACGTAGAAAGCAATGGTTGGCGTTCATTCCGTATTGACTCTGTAAAGACTGTAACTAAAAATGAGACTCACATCCGTTAAAGATTATGAAAAGGTACTTTCAGGTGGTGAACCTACCTGGAAGAATGGCGAATCATCTATTGTCAAAGCATTGAATTGGTACAACTATCATTCAGATTCAAAAGATAGTAAAAAGTACACTATTCAATATCTCAAAGAAAATAAAACCAAAAAAGAAACACTCGATTTGATCGAAAAGGCTCCAGAGGACCTTTTTTCAAATCTTGGTTTTGTTTGCCGTATTAAAATGCGTGGCGGTCCAATTACTGAAAATAATCAGAAATGGATTGATACGACAATTGAATCTATCTCAAAGAAAATTAAACCTGCTGTAAAAGTAAAGACAGAAGAAGTTAAAACAATTTCAATTCAAGACCGCATTCAAGAAAAATCAAAAGAAATAATTGGTGAACTTGAAAGCGTCATCGACGATTGTTTTTCTGTTCGTGATTTTGATGCAGTTGATCCGTATGAAATCATGCAAACACTCTCCGTAAAAGGTGTTCACGCCAATCATATCATTTCCTTTTTTAAGAGTCGTGTATCTGAATTTGAAGAAGTGCTTTCAAGTAAAGATTCGCAATTGATTGAAGGTTATTCAAACTTTTCGAAAAGTGAACTCAAACAATATCTTGCATATCTTAAAAGAATCATTTCTGATGCAGAACGAATCACTCATGTAAACAAGTTGACACGGGCTCCTCGAAAGAAAAAAGCTAAGCCTGTCGATAAAGTGATTTCGAAATTGCAATTCAAAAAAGAAGACTCAGAATACAAAGTCGCATCGGTGAACCCAGCGGATATTGTAGGCTGCACTCAACTTTGGGTGTTTAGTACAAAGACTCGTAAGGTCGGTGTATACAATTCAATCGACGATGCTGGGCTTTCGGTAAAGGGCACTACAATCATTAATTTCAACGAATCAACATCTGTACAAAAAACTCTTAGAAAGCCTGAAGTGTCTCTTCCAGAACTTATCAAAGCTGGTAAAGTTACACTCCGTAAATTTTTGAGTAATATCAATGCAGTCGAACAGACATTGACAGGAAGAATTAATTCTGATACTATTCTTGTCAGGATTATCAAATAAAGGTTATCATGATTTTAATTGATCTCAATCAGGTTTTATTGTCTGGCATCATGGCACAAATTTCCGACAACAAAACCAAAATCGAAGAAGGGCTTGTTCGCCATCTTGTTTTGAATGTACTTCGCACACATATCAAACAATTCAAAACTGAATATGGTGATGTTATTCTCTGTTGTGATAATAAAAACTATTGGCGCAAAGAATACTTTCCTTATTATAAAGCTGGGCGCAAAAAAGCGCGAGAAAAGACCGATCTTGACTGGCATCTGATTTTTCAAATTCTTGGTGAAATTAAAAAAGAATTGAAACTTTATTTCCCATATCGCGTACTTGATATTGATGGTGCAGAAGCCGACGATATCATTGGCACACTTGCCGCAAAATATGCAACACGAGAAAAGGTACTCATCATCTCAAGTGATGGCGATTTTCTTCAACTGCAAGTAAACAAGAATGTTAAGCAATATAATCCTGTAATGAAAAAATACATCAAGTCGGATAATCCCGTTCTTGATCTAAAAGAAAAGATTATCAAGGGTGACAAAGGCGATGGTATTCCAAACATCATTTCACCTTCTAATTGTTTCATTATAGAACAACGGCAAAAGCCCATCACTAAAAACAAACTGAGTGATTTTCTTGATACGCACCATTCTTTTTACGAAGAATCTGCAAGGCTCGGTTTTTCCCGCAATCAAACATTGATTGATCTTAGTTTTACACCACAAAATATCAAAGACCAAATCAATGAAGCTTTTGAAAACACAAAGCCGGCACCCAAGTCTGCTTTGATTAATTACTTCATGGAAAAGAAACTTAAAAACCTAATGGATGTTATCGAGGAATTTTAATGAGAAAAAACATTTATGAAATTTTTGATGAGTTTGAACTCGCAAAAACAAAAAAAGATAAAATTGATGTTCTAGCAAAACATTGGTCGCCAACACTTAAACTGGTTTTGCAACTTGCATATCGACCAGAAGTTCAGTGGAAGTACAACAAATATCCGGAAGAATACCGACCTCAAAGCACTGTAGAAGGAATTTCTTTTGCATCACTTGATACAGAACTAAAGAGGCTGTATATTTTTCAAAAAGGAAATCCAACCGCAGAGAAACTAACCGAAAAAAGAAGTAAAGAACTTCTTATTTTGGTTCTAGAATCTCTTGAACCACGTGAAGCGGATGTTGTCATGAATATTTTTAAAAAGGATCTGGGTGTGAAAGGATTGACAGTTAAGTTTATCCGTGATAACATTCCAGGAGTCTTGTAAATTAACTACGGAGTATAATAAGTGTCAAAATTCGTTGGAAAGTTTCGTCAAAATCGTAACTATATGGACGATGATGATTATTCAAAGGGCTTCTCTAAAAATAAAAAACGCAAAAAAGATGAATATCGAGAAATGCGTAAAATGAAGATGCGAAGTCAAGAAGATGACGCATACGGTTATGATGAAAATGAAACACCAAAACGAATGAAAACGTATTAAAAAAACAACACTTGACAGGATCCGTCGGGCGTGCTAAAATAGCAGTTCGACGGAGAATACATTATGCTAATCTACACTGCGACTCAAAAGTCAAAGCACAAACTCGCGCCTAAAAAAGAGCGAGAAGAATATGATGCTTGGCTCAAAAAACATCAGACCAATCGGGTTATTAAACCTATTACTGCAAAACCAAAATATGAACTAAAAGTACCTCCTGGTCGGTCTACGACAAAACACATTCCATCTGTGGATTCTGGGCTTTCCTTTGCGGCTGCTGCACCTCGCAAAGTTTACACTGGAGATAAAATCATCGGAATCGGCACTTTGCACAAATCCAATGCTGTTCCAATTTTTTCCGATGAAGAAGCCAAAGATATTGCTAAAATGAGGAGGTAACATGAACGAAAATTTTGAAGATATGCAACCCTGGCAACAATTGACACAAATTATTGATTCTTGGATCAATCCTTTTGTGGGCTTTTGTACTATTGAAGATGCACCTGACGGTTCTGGCGACGGAATTCTGACTTTCCCTGATGGATTCTGTGAAAAAGTGGGCTGGGAAGAAGGAGACACAATAAATATTGAAGCCCCAGGTGACGGAACGCTTGTTTTGACAAAAAAACAACAGTAAAACTCGTAAAAACTCAAAAAACTTGACTTTTTTGTCGAAAATTGCTAAAATTTCACTCAAGTAAGCAATTTTAACAAGGAAAAGTGATGCTTCTTCAATCAAAATCAAATCTTGCTCGTCTGATGGCTACGGAAAACATTTTCATCGAGCAAAAAAAAGTCCCAACAGCCTTTTTTGACCTAGAAAATCGCACTTTGACAATTCCTGTGCTAAACGGAAAACTCTCCGCTGAACTTTATGACCTTTTGCTTGGGCATGAAGTCGGGCATGCGCTGGAAACTCCAAAAGAAGGCTGGCATCATTCTGTTGTCGATCTAAAAGTCAATCGTACCATACTCAACGTATGCGAAGATGCGCGTATCGAGAAAAAAATCAAACGCAAATTTCCTGGAATTCGCCCATCCTTTCTGAAAGGTTACCGCGAACTCATGGATATGGACTTTTTTGGTGTTAAAGGGCATGATCTGAATTATCTTAACTTTATTGACAGGCTCAACCTGTACACTAAAGGCGGTTCAGCGCAGGGGATTGAATTTCTTCCTGTTGAAGAAGAACTTCTACGCGAGGTTGAAGAAACAGAAACCTTCGATGAAGTTGTCAAAGTCGCGCTTAAAATTCAAGAGTATATGAAACAATCGGCCGAAGAAGAAAAGAATCTTTCTTTGACTGATAAATTCATCGACCTGAATGAACTCGAAGAATCAGATTATGATGAGGGTGATGACTTTTATGAGGATGTTTTTGAAGTAGGCGGCTCAAAAAGCAACAGCAAAGAGAATAAGAGTAAAGAAGATAAGAAATCCAAACTCCGTGGTGCTGGGCTTGACGGTTCAATCGATTCAGAAACCGACAAAACTTTCCGTGAAAAGGAAAACCTTCTTCGTGATTCTTCATCACGTTATGGTTCAGTCTATGCTAATATTCCAAAATTGAACTTGGAAAATATCATCGTTCCATATTCCTATTTGATGAATGAGTTTGACAATGAAAACAAAAAATATTCTTTTTATTCACTAAACGAATATATTTCAAACTTCAACAAATTCAAAAACGAAAGTAGTAAAGTTGTTTCTTACCTTGTCAAAGAGTTTGAACTTCGTAAGAATGCGGAACAACAATCGAAAGTTCGCATTTCTAAGACTGGCGATTTGAACATGAATCGTATTCATGAGTATAAATTGACCGATGATATCTTTGCGCGTCTAGCATCAGTGCCCAATGGTAAGTCACATGGGCTTATTATGTTCATTGATTGGTCTGGCTCGATGACTAATCATATGAATAATACGGTAAGGCAACTTTTGAATCTTGTTTTGTTCTGCAAGAAAATCAATATTCCGTTTGATGTATATGGCTTCTCAACTCACCTTACACTTGAAAGAAGTATGAGACTTGGTGATAATGAAAATATCTTGAGCAAAGAAGTAAAGATTGGTGATCTTAGCCCAAATCCTTTTTCTCTTCTCCATTTGCTTTCAAGTAAAATGAAAGTTCGTGAATTTACCAAAATGTGTTCAATTCTGCTTGGGCTTGGTGCGAAGCTTTCACGTACACAGATTGGTAAGCCACTTGAAAATGGTTTGGACATGTCGGTTCCAAACATTCTTTCGTTGTCGGGCACTCCTTTGAACGAAGCCATTCTTGCTTGTTTTGAAATTATTCCAAAATTCAAGTCAGACAATAAGGTACAGGTTGTCAATACGGTGTTTCTGACTGATGGTGAAGGTTCGACCATTTATGGATATTATGAGGAGCAAAATGCGAGAAAGTTAAAGGGCTTCAATACTTACCGTGATCGAATCATCTTTCGTGATCCGGTGACAAAAGCAATTGCAGAAGTGTATGATACGATTGGTAATCCTTCCACGCAGGGTACTGACCAATCGATTGCGCTTTTGAGATTGTTGAAACAGCGGACCGACAGTAACATCGTTGGTTTCTATATCACTTCAAGCCAAGATGCTCGCGCTTCAATTTCGAACTTCATTACAAGAGAAGAAAAGAAGTCACTTGATACTTTTATGTCGGAGTTTCGCCGAAACAAATATGCGATCTTGCAGAATGCTGGATTTGATGAGTATTACTTTCTTCGTTCAAACGATCTGGCTATCGATGATGAAAATGATTTTGAAGTATCATCAACGACAACCCGAGCATTGGTCAGCGCATTCTCTAAATATACGACCAATCGAATTACAAATCGTATTGTACTTAATCGTTTTATTCAATTGATTGCATAGGAAAATTATGATTTATATTCATCGAAATGTATTGTCGGATGAACTCATCGACAGACTGTTTAAGTGGAACGAAGAAACAAAAGGTGGTGACGTATGGGCATCCAATCAGGCCAAATGGTTGGATGTTCTGAAGTATGCTACGACGGGAACGATTCTTTCCAGAGTTTTGCCCGACAATTTTAAGAACGACATTTTCAATGATCTTTATCAAAGAGGTAAGATTGATTGGATGCCGCATACTACATCGGCGCTTTTTTACATGGGGTTTCCGCTTTCCTGTGTAAACTGGCATCCAGACTTTCCCGACTATGATGCAATGTCGATTTATCTAAGTAAAGAGTGGGATTCAAATTGGGGTGGTTGGTTTGCATGGACCGATGAGCGAGCCGGAAATGATCTGACGCAACCAGCGTTTAATGTTCCGTATGGTAAGTTTTTTGTACCCAGTTACAATTCAGCCATACATTCGACGAACACCGAGTGGCATTGTACGACACCCATTTCACCAAAAGCACCAGTTAGATATTCGATTCAACTTTGGTTCTCAAAAAAGTCATAAACCATAATGCCCGACGATCAGAAATATTTCAAAGCTCATCTGATTAGGTACCGTGATCCAGACTCAGAGGATTATATCTGGTTCTGGATTCATCCTTCTACAGGTAGAAAGATATCAGGCGACTTTCTAAACCAAGAAGATGCCGAGATATGGTTCAAAGAAGTCATGGAAATCCACACTCAAACAAACGACCTTATTGCCAGAGCAAGATATGGTAAGTTTTTCAAACTCAAAGCAACCCTAGATGAACCTTACATTTTAAAACCAAACTGCCCCTTTTACTTTACAGTCGAAGACGGTAATCTCCTTTCAATACGAATCCTTGCGCTGGATATAAAAGAAGCCCAAGCCCGTACCAGAGAATACTTTAGAGTCAAGGAATGGATTAAAGGTAATCCAAAGAGAAAACCCGAGGAAAAGAAAAATGACTGATGTTAAAGCTGACGATAAAAGCGATGATCAACTCCGTGAAATAGTAGAAGAATGCATTAAAGTGATTGAAAGTACCAACCTTGGTGATACAGCCCGTACATCCTACGATACCTCACTGGTAGAATACACCCGCCAGAGATTTATACGTGATATACGAAAACGATTCAATCTAATCAATAGTAACTACTAGGAGTAAAAAGAAATGACCGAAGTTAACGATATCTCAACCGAAACAAAAACCTGCAAAATCTATCAAGATGTGAATGGTACGTATGTAGTAGAATTTATCAATGGTGAACTCGCAGTAATGGCTGGAGCATTCTCAACAGTAGAGAAAGCCGAAGAAAAAGGAAATGAACTGCTCGTCGCCGAACATGTCTCTGGTGAAATGCTGATGGGTGATGTAGCTTCCGCTGAATAACTCTGGGCTGCTCTGGGGCCCCTGAAAAAAATTCCATGTTAGGAAAAATCGAAAATTTGTGAGGGGCCCCAGAAAATAAATTTTTAAAAAAAAGAGTTTGGGCCATAGCACAAAATTACTTACACCACGTAATTTTTACGCAACTGGCCCCCTAATTTTAAGCTGTCGCCAAAAAACAACACCACCCCACATTGTTGCCACAAGCACCACCTCCTGTATACTCCATTCCATACTGAAACACGGAGAAAACAGTGAGCAAAGCGAAACGTGAACTAGCAGATTCCCTCTCGAAAACCTTCGTCCTTGGCGTTAAGCGCAAGGCGTCCAAAAGCATCAACACCACCGAGATTGATCAGGTGAACGCCTACAGTCTGGGCTATCTTGAGTCCTTCCTAGCAGGGTTGATGGCGTCCAACCCTAAGGTGATGGCTGAGGTAGTAGAGCGGATGCAAGCCCACGCCAGCCAGGAGTAAAGCATGAGCCGATTCGAAAACCTGTATCCCTATGCGATGGTCGCCACCTACATTTTGGTAGCCCTGGTTGCGGTACTTGACCTGTTTATCTGGAGGCCGTGATAGTGTTGTAAGGATGCAACACTTGCCACAACCTCTGGCCCCTGTATACTCCATTCCATACTGAAACGAAACGAAAGCGAAACGATGAGCATCCTAGACAAAGCCTTTGACCTCTTCCTCCTTCTGACCGGTGCGGTCGCCATTGTCGCCTTTTCCATCTGAGCAAAACACCATGACGAAAAAACACTTCGAAGCCCTAGCAGATTCCATCCGGTGCATTATGGACCCCCATGCGCGGTTGCAAGCCGCCGTGGCTGTAGCCCATGCGGTTGGCAAGTTTAATCCGCGATTCGATTACGACCAATTCTATGATGCCGCTGGCGTGGTCTTCACCAGCATCCAACCCAGCGAAAGGTGATCGATATGACCTGGAATCTTGAAGGTAAGCGAGTCCGGGCTACCTATCTGGTGGATATGCCTCTCACCGGTATGGTGCTGGAGTCCCGTGTAAAGTATGGTGGGGCTGTGCAGCACCGAATCAAGTTGGACGTACCGTTGGCCATGCGCTGGCGTACCGAGCCAGCGGATATCCTGCTGGTTGACGATGATAAAATTATGGAGGTCCTACAATGAGCCGCAAGCTTCCCTTTCAATGCATCCTGGGCACCGAACCAGAGGTGATCGCCAACCGTTTCACGGGTGAGTCGGTAACCCTTCCTCCTGACGCCGTAGCCGTATATGACACCATCATAGGGTGCGAACGGTTCGGGGACTATAAGACCATGCGGAAGGGCTTGGATTGGTTCCGTCGGTACTTTCCGAAAGAGTACATGGTCCTGTTGGATTAATGCAACACCCCAGGGGTTGGTTGCCAGCCTCTGGGGTGCCTGTAGAATTCAGTCCATAGCACTGGCGCACCGAGGCTCTAATCCGCCCCTGCGCGTTATTAATCCGTTGCGCCCATACAACGGTTCGAGCCCCTCTTGCCACCGCCTCTGGCTCCTGTATACTTTGCGCATGTCAACGATGAAAGCGAATAGCACGATGAACCTACGTACCGCAGCCGCCCTCCGTCTGGTCCTTGATAAGGACCGTCTGGAGCGTGAGATGGAATATCGTCGGTCCCTAGCCGAGTCCTACAGGTTTAGTGGCCAACCTGGTTCGAACGAAGTCTACCAGCAAGCCTTAAGCGACGTGGAAGGGCTTCAAGACCTTTGGAATCTACTTGACCATCTGGAGACTGAATATGCTTTCGCCTAATGATTCCGACCGATTCTACCACGACCAACCAACCGAAGAGGTGAGAATGGAAGAGGCTAACCGAGAGTGCCGCGAGATTGCGGAGCAGGTAGCAGAACAGGAAGCCGAGATGGCCTACATGGAGTGGATCGACACTATGCTCCATGCATTCTATGAGACGGAATTCCCTGACACGGAATGGGATGTTGCGTAAAGCGCCTGTTGCGTAAAGCCAACAGGTCCAGGGCTGGTTGCCACCGGCTCTGGTACCTGTAGAATTCAGTCCATAGCACTGGCGCACCGAGGCTCTAATCCGCCCCTGCTTGACGCCAATTTGTTGTTTCCACACAACACTCCGGCGCGAAACGTTTGGACCATTGTAACATGCGGAGCGCCATAGAGGCAACCAATGCGGTGCGATGTTGTGTGGATACAACAAACTGGCAGGATCGCGCCAGGATCGACGGAATGTTGGAATGGTACTGGGACCTTCCTGCGGTCCTCTGAGGCGCCTGGAGACGCTAGGAATCGTTCGGATTTTTGAGCGCCTCTGGTGCTCGGGCTAAGGTTGGCTGAAAGGTTCTGCCTGCGGCTGAGAATGATTCTCATCCACCCACTAGCACCGTTCCGCGACAAGTGCAGCGACGGGGCGAAGCGGTACACTACCCCTAGCGTACTCCACACCTTCAGGCACTAGGGCTGTGGCTGAGCCGGGCGGTAGCATTCTCCTTGTTGCACGGATACAACGGTTTTTCCCTTGTTTGCCATACCCTCTGGCCCCTGTATACTTGGCAACATGTTGAGCGAAGCAACCAACGAAGGAAAAACGGTGTTGATTTTCATTGAGGAACAATTCGAAGCCATGGCTCTCCTTGAGCAGGTTATTTCCAGCCTGCCTCGGCGAGATAATATCTTCGCTGGCAAGATGTTGGAACAATACAACAGGACCGGGCACTTGTCCGATAAACAATTTTCGATTGTTTTGGAGATAATCGAAAGGAGTGGAGTCTAATGGACTTTTCAGTCTATGCACCTCACCGGGCAGATATTCTGGCCTGGGGTAAATCACAGGCTTTGGTGTTCGAGCATATTCCGATTCAATATCTGGATGAATTCAAGGCGCGATATAAAGGGCGGAACTATAAACTCCGCTGGCGTGGTCCTCGAAAGCATAGACTGGATCGGAGCCCTTTTCTACGCCAGTTGGATTGTACTCGGGCGGATGCTGTATGCTTTTCGGTGTATGCATACTGATAGGAGGGTTGGAATGTATAAGGTCGGAATACAGGTGCGGTATATCGGAACTCAGGTGCAGTGTAAAGGCTCCGAATTCTGGATTGTCTCGGTGGCTGGAGATATACTAGAATTGTCCTTGGTGCCCGGTGGTGCTGGTTCATTCTACACCACCGCGGGCTATGTTGTACCGATACAACACATTGGCTGATGGTTGCCATTCTCGGTGGTACCTGTAAGATACCAACATTGAACGATTGATTGATTGGAAAACGGTATGAAACTTCTCTCGGTGGGTAATCCTAAGGTTCTCAAAGGTATGAATCAAGGTTATATGACCTACATCCTGCACTTGGCTCCTGCTAATGTCTCGGGTTATGAAACGTGCCCGAAACGGACTGAAGGTTGCACCTTGGCCTGCCTCAATACGGCCGGGCGTGGTGGCATGTTCCGTAAAGGCGAATCCACTAATGTGATTCAGGAAGCCCGTAAGCGTAAGACTCGGTTTTTCTTCGAGAATCGGGCTGGCTTTCTGGATACCCTGGTGGCTGATATTGAACTGGCAATTAAACAATGCGCCAAGACTGGTTTTATTCCTGTCTTTCGTCTGAATGGCACCTCTGATATTGCATGGGAAAAGTACCCGGTGGTTCGTGGTGGTGTAATGTATGATAATGTCTTCCTGGCCTTCCCTGAGGTTACCTTTTACGATTACACCAAAATCCTCGGGCGTAAGGTGTCAGCGATCACTAACTACCACCTGACCTTTTCAGCCGCCGATGGCAATGATACCGACGTGGTTCGTGCAATTGATGCTGGGATGAATG